GAAGCCGTGAAGACGACGCTCTGAACAGGAAATGTCCAGGCGTTGCCCATCGGCCCCGCTCTTAAGCTAACGACGATGTTGCTGTCGTCATCAAGAACACGATAGGTCCTCGTGGCGGCCAACTTGGCCGTTACCCACGGAGGGAAAACCTGTTTAACCAGGTCCCAACTAAGGGTATCGCTAGCACTACTAAGATCCACTGTCGCCATGCTTTTGTCCAAGCTAGCTTGCAAAGTAAGCTTGCGACTGTGGCCCTGATCCTCTAGGGTCACGTAGCGACTCGCGCGTGTAGATTTAACAACGTCATTCAGATAGTCGAACACGGCCTGCTGCCAGTACATACTTGGCGCAGGTTCCATCGAAATTAATCGATCTGTGTTCGCTGACTTTGGGACGTTTCGCGCTCGGGAATGGATCTCTTCATTGTTCAAACGTCGTGCGTGTTTGAGGATTTCTTCCCTCTGGATGTCATCAAGAATCCACGGGAAGGGGCCAGATTGATACGCGCCTGTATTGAGGTATCGGAACACCTTATCAGGAACTTCGGTAAATGACGCGGTGATTTTTCCGCGCCAAGACCTACCGACGTCCGCTGTAGAACCAGGTCCATGGTGTGGAAACACATGGAACGGTTCGGGCGTACGGACAGGGTCAAGTAAAGCGTGCACAAAGGCCTTTAGGTCACGCACGTAAGTTACATCTAACACCTTTTGTTGGAGATGTCTTTCTGAATCGAGCCACTTCTCATAGGCGTTTGCCTTGAGGCTGGGGTCGTCCAGTTTTACACGCTTGCCGTAATTCATAACATCTACGATGTATAGCAAGAACGGTGAGTCATAACCAACAGTATCGAACTCCCGCAGGAAAGCAATATATTCCTGAAAGACGTGGGTATCCGCCATTTGAGGCAGATATGACGGGGCAGATGAAGTCCCGTCAAATGTTCGATACAAACTTGCCAAGAGGTCAGCGCAGAGAGTGAGGTACCCCTTAAAACCATGCTTCGCAAGGAGCTTAGCATGTAGGGCCACTTTCATCCGACGCTTACGCTTGGACAAGTCTAGAGGCGTATCGGCAGTTAAATGCAACCACCCCTCAGAGAACCTTTTTATGTAGTACAGGTTCGAAGGAGGGATGTCGTTTATAAGCTGCATGGTTGGGATTTTCCCTTGAAAAAGGTACTCATCCCTACGCAGACGATCTATAGATAGTTCAACATAGTCGTCGCGTAAGTGGGTCACCGTCCTAGGTCGTGTGCTTGATTGCTACATGACCAGAGACGTCCACGAAGCCATCCAACATAGCGTCAAGAACAGCGGGCGAAAAGCCGAGCGGATTCATCTGACCCTCAGTAGCGAGTAACATGCTAATGAGACGCAGAAGAGTTTGCTGGACGGCCGCGCCGCGCTGGACGTAGCTTGCGTCACCAACTTCGATATCCAGCTTGATGACAATTGGCATTTCGCGGTCAACGCCGATCTGATCGGTGTACCGCGCATAGTCCGTCATCGCCAGACGTAGATGGGTAACGGTCGTATTCGGAACGTCGCCGTGCTTGGCTTTCGCTTTTTTCCCATGCTTGATAGCTAGGGTGCGATTAACAGCCTCGCCAGACGTGTTCGACGGCCGGAACTTATACGCACGAACGTCGGTGAAAGACCCCTCGGGGTTGTCGCTAACCTGAACGAGTTCGCCAGCAGTGGCGATGTCGATAAAGGGAAGCGTCACCTGATATTCGTTATCGTTGTAGGTGTACGTGGTTAGTGTTGGTGCTGTCATGATAAGTTCGTTCCTTTGGAACTGATACTCGCGCAAATGCGCCAGGTCGGAAAAGAAGGCACGCACTGCTTATGTTGTGACACAAGCAGCATTGTTTCATGCTACAGTAATTTCAGTAGCACAAAGCTTCCATGGTTTCGTAGGCTGGGATTACTCTTCTTGAGAGGATTCCACAAGCCATCGTCAGCCGCTGGAAAAGGAACTACGCTCGAAACATGTCGCATGAATATTGACATGTAATGAGATGGGGACAGATCCAGAGGACCTGATGGGGGTAGTGGGGCTATTAGCTTCACCGTGGTGGTCACTTGCTCGATGTCGTAGGCTAAGGCACTTTGTAAATATGTGTCTAGAGCTTCTGACATTCCGCCAAGATTGACCGCGGCATCTACAGCCCAGCTGTAGGGCCTTGTCGCCCAAAAATTAGTCAAGTCCGGTAAAACACCCTCGTTGTTAAAACCGAGGACATAAGCGCCAAAGTTAGATATGTTGGCACTCCGGAAGGCTATGGTAGACCGAGCGACACACGAAATGCGCCCGAATCTATGGTGAAGGATCGAATGGCTAACGCCAGCTTGTATTCTGGTCACTTCCAAAAGTTCGGCGGCTTTATTTACACCGTCGGCCCAATGGTCAAGTGCATCAGAAGAGTCTGTGACAAGGGGTCGTAAGGCCCAAGTCCAGGTAAGGTTGGCAGAAGCCAGAGCTTTTGTAAAAGGGAGCGCCCGTAGCTTAGGGCGTTTCGCTCGATAATCGAGGAAAGTTAGGAGTTGCTGACGTTGTTTCTTGTCAGGAACAAAACCACCTACTTCACGAAGCTCAACTATATATTCGATCTTGTCAGAAATGGTATCCTGAAGCTCTGACAATGCTTCAGTTCCCGCAACGTAACCGAGGTTGCGGATGATGCTGTTTGACTCACTGCGCACGAAATCGGTGAAGGCCGCTAACTCAGGGCCCTTACCGTGCACATAAGTCACGGCCTCATTTTCTTCAAGTCGGTCAAACTTGGACAGGTCAAATTCCACAGGAACAATTTGCGAAGATGGGGTATCGTCCCCGTAGAACTTCGCAAAGACACGAAGATCGATGGCCTCCTCTAAAGGGGCCGTCGACGATAGGCTTACATAACCATAGGGATCTACGGATTCGAAATCGAAGATTTCGTCTTGCAGTATACCATGGTAGCCTGGGTGTTCTCCGTGCCATCCACCAGCGGCGTTGATGTAGAGATCAGGTTTGCGATCAGCAATGATGCGCACCCGACGCTTGAAACCAACGCCGTAAGGTTTATGGATAGTTCCGAAATAGAAGGAATTTTGAACGATTTCGACATCTAAGTGCGTGGGTGTGAACCCGTGCACGTTGAGCGAAACTAAGGAGTGCGTTGAATTGCCATAGTACTTTGACTGAGTGTACCCCCAGCTTTTAAAGGCTGCGGACTCGAGGTCGTGGAACTTGGCGGTTCCTGTTCCCCATTCACTAACCGTCGAATTGATACTGTCTGCTCTGGAAAGTTTACACAAAGTAACTCTCCATTGTAGCGCAGGGTCGATGAACGGGCGTTGGATATCAGTAGGCACACCGAAGGCTCGGAAATTACGGTCAGTTCCCCAATCTCCACTATAAGTGGGATGGAAACATGACTTTCGAGCTCGTTCAGTACGTCGCCCAGGTCTTTCAAGAGGGAGTCCTTGGTTTTTGCGCTGTTTTGCAATGCGCGAAAGAGCCAAGGCACCATCGAGTGGACCCAAGCGATCAGTTGAAACCTGTTCATTGGATGGGGCTTCTCCAAGAAAGTGGTACTCAGAGCTGTCAACGTGATGGCTGGGTGCTACAAGGGAGTAAGCCCCCCAAGTATCCATCAGGGCGAAATGATACCAAGCAACCGGAATTCTCCGAGTTGAGCCTTGTTGGGTAATCTTCCTATTTAGATCAGGAAGGCTCACCGCAACGTCGGCGGGTCTGGCACCAATGTGCCTGATGATTCCCGTCATACGTGTGCTCCGAGCTAGTAAGAGTTTTACACGACATTTGCTGCCGCAACTTACGCCGGAAAACCACTCCTTAAGGGAGTCGGGCCGAG